CCTCGCGGGCCCACCTTCTGTGTTTTACTTCCACAGGGACGAAGATGACTACAACTGTTTGGGATGATCGCGTCTCCCAGCGCTACGTAACGGTCTCACAGTCAGGCCCCAATGCTTTCACAGCGAATGTGGTTTATCCAAATTCGATCGTGGGCTCGGATCAGCCAAACTGGCGAACTGTAATTAGTAGTGGTGGTGACGCGACCGGTTCCCTTGTAGTCGACGTTACGAGGTTAAAGCAGTATCGTACCGGACGCGCTAGCGTTTCGTACGCGACTGTTAATCCTGGTACCGGGCTGCCAGATGGCGGCACGTTTACCGAGACTTTCTCTGGCTCTTTGGCACGAGTTAGTCGCCCTAACGTCCCCGGTCTTCCGACCGAAGTAAGTAACAGGGCTCTGATGAGGATCGTCGGTTTAGTCCGTGATCAGACTCGGGGCTTTGCAGGCATCACATTCCTCGGTGAACTTGGGGATACGATGCGACAGGTACGGCGACCTGCTGAAGGCGTGTTCCGAGGGATGTCTCGCTATATGGGGGACGTTGGCCGTCATGGCCAGCGTATCTCCAGACAGCGGTACCCTTCGAGACGCACCCAGTGGGCCGCACTGCAGGACATGGTGTCCTCTTCGTACCTGGAGTGGGTGTTCGGGATCCGTCCTCTACTTAACGACGTAGATGACGCCACGCAAGCATTAGCACGCTTCGTGGTCAATGAACAGCCACGCCAAACGCTCTTGAAAGCGTTTGCGCAGTCAGGCTGGCGTGTAACCTCTGCAGACGATACTGTTTTGCCGAACTATTTTCATGCTCGTAACAACGAGCGTGAAGACCTGTTCGCCAAACGTAAGTATGTGGTGTGTTACCGACCGACCGTGACTGGACTTGCTGCCTTGAACGATCCGATTACTCGGTTTCGCAACTTGGCAGGGTTCACCTGGTCCGACTTTATCCCAGACCTATGGAATTGCCTTCCTTGGAGCTTCGTGGTGGATTATTTCACCAACATCGGAGACATCTTGGAGTGCAGTTTCTTGGCCAGGGATAACCTTGCTTGGGCGTATATGACCGACATTCGGCGGAACACGCGAACCGCTGAGGTTCAACTTGATCGTCGAAAGGTCGCAATTAACGCTGGAGCAAGGTTCAGGGGTTGTTCCCCTGGTAACCATCTTGGTTACACCGTCGTTGAAAGAACCAGTATTGTCCGTACTCGCGGGATTCAGTTACCACTGATACCTGCATTCGAGGCTCGCTTGCCTGGGATGCACCAAGTTTTCAATCTTGGAGCGTTGTTTGCGGCACAGACTGATATCCGTAACCGCCACTCACGTCCGTAATCGGTCCTCTGGTGGCATCTACCGCAATTTCGCGGAGAAAGTTGGAGAAAGCATGTCTTTCGCTCCGAGCTCGCCCGTCACGGGCGCAGCGCAGACTGGTCTCACGTCGCCCACATACACTCTGGTCGCCGCACAGGCGCCCGATGTGAATGCGAAGCAGTACGCTGTTTCCGCGCTGGGTGGCACCCAAACAGGTGTCACCGTTCATTCGGCCTCGGCTCCCTTCACGGTCGCCATGTTTGTCCCCAAGACCTTTAAGGTTCTGGGCAAGCCGCATCCTGTGACGGGGCTGATCGCAAACGTCGAGAACAACACCTACAAGGTGATCACCCGGAAGGCGGTGACCCCGCTGACTGGCCAGCCGACCCGGAACCTCTTGATCACAACCGTGATCGAGTGTCCGGCCGGCGTCGACGTCAACGACAAGCCGAATCTCGCGGCAGCGATGTCGCTGCACATCGGGACTCTCGACCAGATCCCGTCAGGAATCGGTGATACGGTTGTCAGTGGAACCCTCTAATGAGGTGGATACTGACATTCCTCCGTTTGTGGAGGATGCTGAGGTGCTCGCATGGCGCGAGTACCTCGACAGTCGAGAAGCGCGATTCTGCCCGCTAATGCGGGTGTGGCGCGCTCTCGGATTGTGCCGTTCGGCACACCGTAACACTTAACCTGACGCAAGGGGACGATCTTGAGAGATTATCCAGGTCTGTTTAATTGCTTGTCTGACGACTTGGCGTGGTTGTCTGACTTTGTAGGGCCTCCCGGCCCGAAGGAGTTTGCGGCCACGCAGTTGCTCGGGAGCTTCTACAAGAAGCTCGCGCCTGATGGGACTAACACTCAAGCTGATGCAGCCGCGCTCTTGAAGTTCAGGAGCGTGAACGCATCTGTAAAGAGTGTGTTCTCTGATCCGCCATCCGAGTTTGCTGAACTCGTTAACACCTTTGAGCTCATCCTCGAACGGTGCTCTAACGTTTACCAAGACGACCTAGCTTTGGACCTCGCTAAGATAAGCGAGGGGCTAGGAGTAGGTCCAGGGATGAACGTCGGAGCGGAGTCTCAGGCCTTCTATTCGAAGGTCTTTGACTCCAAACTGACTACTACTTCTGACGATCTGCTAGCCCTCTATAGGGCAGCTATTCTCTCCTCTGACATGTGGGCCGAAGCCGAAAGGCAACGGTTTGCAGCGTTCGGTCGACGAATAGTTTCAGGCAACACGATGTTCTTTGTTCCTAAGAACAGGGAGATATCTCGCACAGCCGCGACAGAGCCGACCGTTAACATGCTCATCCAAAAGGGCATTGGTCAGTTTCTCGAGCAATCCTTGTGGCGACACTTCCGTATCGACCTCCGGCGTCAGCCGGACAAGAATCGGGAGATGGCTCGGCTAGGTTCGCAATTTGGCACACTTGCCACAATCGACCTAGTTTCCGCGAGTGATATGGTTGGTTTAGCCTTGTGCGAACGTTTTCTTACCAGGTCGGGTTTAAACGCCTGGCTTGTTCGAAGCCGTTCGCCGGAAACCGTCCTTCCAGACGGCTCTTCTGAAAAACTAAACATGGTGGGTACGATGGGGAATGGTTTCTCGTTCCCTCTCCAAACACTCATCTTTGCGAGCGCCGTTAAGGCTGTCTACGCCATTGAGGGTTTACCCTTCAATGCTGACAATCTGACCTTTGGGGTCTTCGGTGACGATATCGTTTGCCTTACAAAGGCTTACGACCGTCTATGTTGGCTCCTTAAGTGGTTAGGTTTTGAAGTGAACGAAGCAAAGTCGTTCAGCGTGGGCCCTTTTCGCGAGTCATGCGGCTTCGATTACTACCTCGGGCATCAAGTCCGGGGTGTGTACTTGAAGACGCTTGAGTCGGTCCCTAGTGTCTACTCTGCGATCAACCGGCTTAACCGCTGGTCGGCGACTCATCGAGTCCAGCTTCCTAAGACTATTGAAGCTTTAAGGCTAATGCTCCCTAAAAAGGTGCATTATGTCCCGTTTCAGGAGTCCGACGACGCTGGATGGAAGGTGCCTTCGCGGTGCCTCGATCGAGTTCGGTTGGTTAACGGCCTCTATTCTTATAGAGCGCTTGTCCCGCGAGGGTACAGGCGTGCCGTCCCAATCGACAGACAGGGAAGTGACGCGTTGGGCTATCGAGACTTTAACGAGTCTGGGTGGGGCGTTACCTTTCTTGGTGGATACGCGCAAACGGTATGGCCGATGCAGCATCTAATCGACGAGAATGAGCCTGTGAAGGCTGAACCACGTTCTCCACCTCTCGCCTTTATGGGGCTGAGGAAGATGGGTGATTTCGATCCTGTCGATCTGCTTCAGCTGTACAAGTCCAGAAGGAGAGTGGTCCCTTGGTGGGATCTCTATACCTGGACCGACAGCCGGTTTCAGCCGGC